GAATCCCAAGCGTCCTTTGCCCATTCCTCAACCGGCTTAGTCTTGTCGATTGCGCCAGCAGGCTTTTCAATGTCTGGGGCTGCTGCCAATGGCACTGGTTTTGGTGCATCGTTCACAAATGATGCGTGCGCGCTTGTGCGTAGCTTGTTTTCAGCACCAACGATTGCAAGAGCAATATCGCCAGCATTCGATTTGCCATCGAACTTCATTGAATTAACGATGGCTTCATGCCCTGCTAAACCAGCTGATTCGCATGCTTGAATACGCGTCCGTTCTGCTTCAGCGCCTTCTTTTGCAATTGCTGATGCAATGTCTGGATATTCAGCTTTGATTTTATCAATCGTCATGACAACCAGTGCTACTGGCTGCGCGTCTTGTGTAGTTGCTTGCGTTTTCATCGGCCAAACTCCTTGTGCCATGTTGTTGATAGTGGTTTCCATGTTCGCGATGTGATCAATCATTCCGATTCTCATAGCCTCTTTGCTGAGGAATACTTTCGCTTCGGCCATACGCTCCAATACGGTACTAGGTGTAGTTCCGCGATTTGCAGCTACTTCGTTAACAAATATCGTATAAAGATTGTCTACGTTGTCTTGCATGTATGCTGCCCCATCTTTTGATAAAGGCGCATATTGACTGGTAATGCTCTTGTATTTACCTGCACTGATTTCAGTTGTTTTAATTCCGGCCCGTTCTTCTGCTTTTGAGACATCCCGATGAACAGCTCTAACGCCAATCGACCCTATTTGCGTTGTATCAGAACTCGACACGACCTCGTCCGCAGCAGAACCTATCCAATATGCTGCGCTGGCCATCGTGCCATCCGCAAAAGTGACAACCGGTTTTTGTGTTCTGGCTTGCCGTACTACTTCAGCAAGGTTTTGCGTGCCATCGACAGTGCCGCCGGGTGAATCGATATGCAGCATGATTGAATTTACTGATTGATCGGCCAAAGCAGCTTTAATGTCGCGCTCGATAAGCTGTGTTGATGCTCCGCCAGAAATCTGCGTCATCATGTTCATGCGTTTACCGATAACTCCCTGTATTGGTATTACCGCAACGCCATTTTGTACCGAATAGCCTTGATCTTGACTGATTAAAGGTTTGCCTATGCGCGCCTCTACAGCAGCAATATCGATTGTCTCACCGCGCAAGTGCGATTGATAAACAGCGCATATTTCACGCAGTTTTTCTGGCTGAATAGCCCAAGGTGATGTAATTACATCAGATAGGTGCATGCGATCAATCCTTTTTGATTGATCGCACTATATTGATTATTTTAGTAACATTTTAGTCAAACGATGTAATTATTATGTCTGCTGCGGCAAAGATACCGATTGAGTTTGATCTTGCTTCAGACCTTTATCTATCATGATCTGATTTTCTTTTGCGCGCTGGTTGAGATTTGCTTCCCAGTCTCCCCCATCGAATGCGACAGACTCTTTCTCTAGCGTCGATACTCCAGCGTTTATGCGCGCAATTGCGGCGTTTATTTCTTTTTCTGGGTCAATACTTCCTGGGCCGTCTCCGATCCAACTTACCCGCGTATAAGCTTGCTTCAATCTAGCATCAGCAAAAAATCCAGGTGCTTTTATACGCCCGGTAGCCACAGCTTCTTCAAACCACAAATTTTTTATTGGCTCGCAGAAATAAGTTGCCATAAAATCGCGCCTGACGCGCACGAAACGCCAGAAATCAAGCAATGCCGCGCGACTTGCAGAGTAACTGCTTGAAAAGTGCTTAATTAATACTTCAAATGGGATTTCAAGAACCGGCCCTATCTGCTTAAGCATGGACAGGAAAAACGGGTCGTAATTGGCGTTCGGACGGCCAAGACTCGGCACGTCGATCGATTCTCCTGGGGCAAGGTTTATCATGTTCGCTGTTTCATCCATGTCAACCGATCCGTTCCACGATCCAGCCTTATCTAAATACTGATTGCGTGCAGTATCGTCAAACAATGACGCAAATGCGTCCGCGTCCATCTTGACAAAAATAGCCAAAGCAGCCGACACAACAGCAGCTTGAAGTTCTGCATCAGAATAGCGCGCAAGTTGCTTCAAATGCTCGATTACCGGAGCAAGATACGGTACACCACGAATTTGCCCCGGTCGTTTTCTCTCAAACAAGTGAATAACATTGATGCGGCCTGATGCGCTGCGTGCGTCTATCTCAGTCCATTCGTTTCCCGTTCTGAATGCTGCGCCAGGATGTTTTTTTGCTATGTCGTAGCGGATTGCGGCTCCGTTTGCATCAATAGTCACACCTGAAATCTTGTTTTCACTATCAATAGCATTGCTCTTGTTGCATAAACGATCGGCCTCGACCAGCTGGATAGCAAGAGAGTAAGCGCCGCCACGATTAATTGCTGGCGTAATTGCTAAAACGTCACCGGATTCAAGCATTGAACGCAACGCGAGCGACTGCAAACCGTAAAAATTCATGGTTCTGGTTGCGTCGCAATCAGTACTGTTACACCAAAGCAAATATTCCGCCTCGACCTCTCTTTTCCATGCGCTCGCTTGCTCATCAGTCCATCCAAGAACCTGCAAATCAGGATTTGATTGCATGGATAGGCCTGTACCGATAACATTCGTGACAACAACATTGACTGCCGCTCCGCCTACCGGAGCATTCCGCGCCAGATCGCGCGAGCGTGAGCGCAGCATAGGTAGATCAATGATAGTATCTGCGTTCGCATCACCGGCGTATGGGTTCCAGTTGCGCAGCGCCTGCCTGCTTCGTGATGCGCCGTTATATCCGCCGAGCAAAGCTAATGCTTCACGCTGAACCAATCGGTTTTTTGCTGCTTTTGGGGAAACGTAAGCGATGGCACGATCAAGCAAATTCATTTTTGCCATGATTTACCACCCCGGGGAAATTGTGCGTCTTCGGCCTGCGCCAGTTGCAAGAGATGAAAGCTCTTTGCAGCGCTTATCCCAAAGATTAATACCTTGCTGTATTTCTCCAAGATTTGCGCGAGTCATGCGCCTTCCTGCTAATTCATACTCTTGACCAAGTAAAACTTTGGCTTCAGCCTCCAAGTATTCAGTTAGACGTGATTCTGCATCTGCGAGCGTGATTCCGGCCATAAATACTCCTGTTTTCTCGCATGATAAACAGGTGTTTTTTTACATTTAAGACAAAATGTTATTATATGACCCTTAAAAGCCTGTAAATATGTACTTTTGACATCCCAGTAATTTCAGAAACTTGCTTAACTGGCACGCCTTTTTTAAGCTCTTCCATTGCTTTTTTTCTTCTTTCTTTATCGATTTTTTTACGCAAAATGTAAGAAGTTGTACCGCCCCAGAATTGCCTTATTGTTTTCTCTTCATTTTCAAGTTTTAAAGCAATCTCCCCTTTAAAATCATCACCAAGAATGTTCTTAATGCGATTGAAAATATCATCAACGATGTCACTCATTTTTTGAACCTCGCAAAGTTTTTAAGTTGGATTTTGCCGGATGACTGGATAATTTCTCCGTCAGATGACTGTATTGCAGCTTCAAGCTGTTGCCATTTTGACTCTTTGAATAATTGCATCCTAATGTCTTGATGGTAAGTAGCTGCATATGCATAAACCAAAGTATCTAGCGGTTCGTTTCTTATACCTGGCTGTATTTTATCGTACCTACCTTTTTTATCTTTATATTCACTAACAACCCCAACAAAATATTCATCAGATAATTCGCTGCTGAAATGTATATTTATTTTCTCAGGCTCTTTGTTGTTATCGCTTGCCATCCTGGCAAATAGATGATCTTTGATTTCTATAGTGCCGACATTGTGCACTTCAATGCCTACCTTGTCTAAAACTCCCTTGTAGTTAATTTCATGCTTCTTTCCTTTGCCAAATGGAGGCGCATTTATTGCTGTTGCCCCCTGAATAACCACAAGATTTGTTACTTTCCTAGACCTGCCATAGTTTTTTACAGATTCCCCGCGATGTCCGCCTTTATCTATTGCCGCAGCCCAAATTCCCAATTTAGCGCCAGATTCATGCTGAATCGGTGTTTTTAATAGCAGCGTTAAGCTATTCCATACATCGTCATTTATCGGGTCACCGTATAACTCGACATAATCAATAACCCACGCTTTCCCCCCCCTTCCCCAACCGACAATTTGTACGGCCAAGCGGTTATTCTGAGTATCAATTCCTGCTGTTAGAAATAACACCCCATGCGGACACCAGCGCAACTTGTAATTCTCTGCCCGGTCACGTAACGCCTGAAAAGTTGCAACCTCAGTTGTGCGCTTGAATACTCTTGCAAGTCGTGTATTCAGGAAAACGATCATTTCATTCTCTTGTCCACGACCAAGTGCTTCTTTGGCTTCATCGTGCTGATTCATTAAATCAGTCCAAGAAAACCACCCGTAAGGCTGGAACATGGCAGAAATAGTGAAGCTTTCTGTCTTGGATTCCTGCTTTGCATCACTCCACAATCCATTCTTGAACATGGACGGCTTATCATAGTCATGATGCATGCCGCCGCATTCCGAGCATGGATACATGGCTGTGCCGCCTTCACCACGCACCAAGTTTTCAAAGATCAATGGTTGCGCATGGCCGCAATGGATGCATTCAGCCATTGCCTCGCGTTGCGTTCCTTCGCCGTATAGTGCTGCGATACGGCTTTCGTTCTCGATTGTTGGCGATGAGTAGAAATAACTTTTTGCTGTGCTTGCGAATGTAGTCTGTCGCGCTTCTGCCAGTTTTACAGGATCACCCTCGCCATCAACAGACAATTCTGCCCGGTCAATCTCATCGAATGACACGTAGCGAGCCGGAACTTCTGCCAAGTTTGCAGCGCTGCCCGCCGTTGCAATGTAGAGCGTGCCGCCCTGAAATACTTTAATATCTTGCGAGTTTGTTGCTTGACGACTACCGGGTGGAGATACGCGCGGCTTAACAACGTCAACAGCATCAATAACGCGGTCGATACGCTGGACAATCCTTTTATGCAGTTTTCCAGTAGGCATTAGCCAAAAGAAATTGGATGGATGCTGGTGCACGATGTAACAGAACCAGTTTAGTGCAAGCTGCGTTTTGAGCATTTGAGATGCGGCCATCAATACAACACGGCGGCACGGATGCCGAACCGATAGACAGCGCATGATCTCGCGTGCGTGCGGTGTGCGCTCTAGACGGTATTTGCCATATTCAGCAGCACCGGTTGATCGCGGTATTACCATGTACTGCTGTGACCACTCATCGAGCGGAAGAGACGGGTCAGGCTGCAACCCGGATTTGATTGCATTTGAGAATGTTGCCGATCCATCAAGGTTATGGATCGTGTCTGATCGCGATATCTTTGTGATTAAACGCAAGTCTGTATAAATTCCTCTAACATTCTATCTACTTCGTCGCGTAAGTACATTTCTATTTCTTCCGGCTTATTCATGCCGATTATATTTGGTGCAGCCTGTTTGCAAAGTGAGTGTAGATTGTCACGCAGCTTACGGCTTGCCTCGAATGCCGCCTTGTGAACATCGTCACGCATAACCAGATTGCCGCGCGCAAGGTCAAGCTCAAGCTTTTCCGCCAGCGCTTGCGTATTTTCTTTCAGCGCCCTAGAGTTTCTGTAAAGTTTATCCGCGTCGTCACCGTCAAGATCAAGCTGGCTAGTGTTGTTTACAGCGTCTTGCAATTCTTGCAGAGAGCGAACTTCCACCGTTGTCTCATTTGAAACCGATGGAATAGAAACCGTTGAAACCGGTTTCGCTTTCTGGTTTCCGTCTATTCTCCATGACTTGGTTTGTGTCGCGTCAAGATTTCTATTGCGCCACTCAATCGCGCTTTCCAATGAGTCGCATGGCATGCCACGCTTTTTAAGCCGGTTGCACATTTGCGTACTGATGCCTAAAAACTCTGCAAGCTCTTTGGTTTTTATTGTAACGCCACTCACGATTGATAAACCCATTTCTGATTTTGCATTTCTAGTTCTTGCTCGGGGCTCGAATTACC